GATGATGCCAGCATTCCTGATATAAGCCTTGCGGTATCTGATTTTTCAGAAGGGGGAATTCAGAAATCTATTGGACCAATAAGGCTTATCAATGCTGATGGTTATTTCGACCAAAAACTATATGATTATATCTACACGGCCAAAAGGATTCTCATTAAGGTAGGAAAGAAGGGGGCTGATTATTCCGACTATATTACTCTTTGGAATGGATGGACGGGAAATATCGTTTGGTCGGACACATATATAGAAATAACCGTTGAAGATTTAAGGAAATTTGTCTTGTAAGGGGTGAAACATGGCTTGGGATGAAGGAACAATGAGCCAAACAGCTGGGGCTTTACTTACAGTCCTAGATACATATTTGGTAGCAAATGATTATTGGTCAGTTTATGATGCTTCAGCAGGAACAAATGCAAAAGTTTATCGAAACTACGATGCCTCAGCCAATGTGGATTATTATGTCAAAGTAGATGACAACTATACAGATTACGCCATTGTCGAGCTTTGGGAAGGTTGGGACTCAGGCTCTCACGCTGGAATAGGAAATAGTCTAACAACAATAAATACGTATTCTATGTATATCCAAAAACCCAGTGGTGGATATGGTATTGCTGTTTCAAACCATAGATTTGTTTTTATAGAACTTACAGATGGCCGAGGATACTACATCGGCCAACTAAAGCGATTTGATACCTCAAAAAATATGCCATGTGCCATTGTTGCTACTAGTTCTTCATCGGGGGGTAATCCTATTGGATATTATAATTCTTCCTCAACTGCTGGCTGGGCATGTCTTTTTGATGAAGATGGAAATGTTGGAAATATAATTCATGCGAGAGAATACACCTCGGGCCACCAAACACTAACAACTATAGCTTCTACTATCCTTATATTTGAGACTATCATAGTAAATAATGCAACAAAAAAAGCTATGGGACAGCTCGAAAATATATGTAGATATCATTCTTCTCAGGTTGGTCTCACAAATGGACAAACGGTAAGTCTAGATGGATACGAATGGCTGGTTGTGGATAATGGAACTTATGGTTTTCTTGTGAAAAAGGCTTAAAAAATGGCTGATTATAACGGGGTTTCAATCACAATTAGCGAGTCCGAAAACTTGCTTTATGGTGTGAATCCCTGGCCTCTACAAAATAGATTCAGGATTCAATCAGATATAGTATATGCCGATTCATATACACTTGAGTTGAAACATGGCGGAATTTGCGAAGTTTGGTATGCCTGCAATGCTGGAGATGTGACTGTCTCTGTATATGTATATCCACCAGAGGCGGGAAAGATATATATGAGAATTATTGACCCTGATACAAGAGAAATAAAAGCTGAGGCTTCAGCCTCAGGAAGTGGAGTATGGGAGAAAATTGAGGCAAATTTTATCGCTTCAAAAAAGGTATATTTAGTCCAATTAATAAATCCTTGCCAATATGATAACGGAGAAAAACGGGCTTATTTTGATAATCTGGAGTAAAGGGTGTGGGTAGTGCAAAATTCATTGGCTCAATGGAATACGGGAGAATCCCTTATGCCGACTCCCAATATTTCGTCTGGATTGGAGACATGGAATATGGGAGAATCCCAGCTATTGGATTCATTCCCGAAAAGGGAGAGGGAAAAGAAGTGTTAGATGTAATCATTCCTAGAAAACGATACAATACTACCGATTATCCTAATCTCGACCCGAATGCAGATGGCCAGCCTATTCCCCTTCTTTTTGGCCACAAATCAAATATTATTCCTGTCTGTATTGACACCACGCAACTCAAATATAAAATTTGCGATGAATCCTTGGGGGGATTATATAGTATTGAATCAATTACTGCAGATGGAGAAACTTTAACTCCTAGCTCTGATTACACAGAAGACTTAGTAAATTGTGAATTTACTCTTACGGGAACACCAAAACTTTCAGCTTCTACTACCTATTATTTTGTCCTTGAAGCTGATTTTGCGATAGATGGCTCGAATTATCTTCAGGTGGCGGGAACTACTGTTGGTTATGGTGATGGTCAGGCTTTTGAGATAGATGGGGCTGGAAATTGGACTGGTCAAAGTTATGATTTAAACTTTGAAATCTACGGTAAGGATGACCTTGAATCTGGTTCTGAAGAATTAAAGGTTAGCTTTGTAAAATGGCGGCCAAGCTGGGGATACTATAATTTTCGAGACACTACAACAAGAACCAGAATTGCTCAGAGCTTTGTCACTCCAGCAGGAAATGATTTTTATATAACACGGGTAGTCCTTTGGTTTAAAAAAATAGGTTCACCTTCAGGAACGGCCAGAATAGCCATCCTTTCACAATATACACCATCTGAAGTCCAGGTTGGCTCAAAATCCCAGCAAATGGGAAACAAAGATGTTTCACAATTTGGAGATGGCGGAGAACAATCAGCCAGATTCACGCTTCGATCCACACCATCAGAAATCTTAGTTGAAGCAAAAGGTTATAAAAACGCCGACTCAAGCCTCATGACCAATGTCTCAGATATCCTGAAAAAGGTATTAAATGATGTTTTGGATATTTCTGACTCAAATTTGGATTTAACTGAATTTTCCAACCTTAAAACAGATAGAACTCAGGAATTAGCGATATATCTTGATTCTGAAACATCTTTTCAGGAATTTGTGGAAAGATTAGAAGCAAGTTGTTTGTTCAAGCTGATTCCCACGCTGAATGGAAAATTAGCTCCCATCGTTTTTGAATCAGGCGAACCATCTGGAACACCTCATCTTAGAGATGAATATTTCGTCAATTTTCAAATGTCACAGCGGATTGACACAGTAAAATACAACTATAAAATCAAATATAATGAGAATCCCGCAAAAAGAACTTTCTCTGTATATGAAACGACTTCAGATGTGGCGAAATATCTATATCGAAACGAGGAAACTCTTGAAGTTGAAACTTATTTGAAAAATTCAACCGATGCTCAAAATCTGGCATCTTCTTTGAAATCCATGTATGAGACCCCTCGACTTGAGGTTTATTTTTCAGATTTTGGGATTGGCTACAACCAAGTCCCGACTGAAAAGGTGAAATTAACTAGAGACAGGGCATTATATTCAAATGGTCAACTCTCTGCGGTACTTTTTAGGATTCGGGAAATTTCGAAACGGAGTAATGGATTGGTGGAAGTAAGGGCAATTTTAGACTCTCAAACCTATTAAGGGGGAATAAAAACATGGCTGGCACAGGAAAAATATTTTTAAGGCGTGATGAGTTTGAATCGTTTACGATGCGACTTGAAAAACGCCTCCAGTCTCTCCGCATGCTAGCTTTGGGTAGTGGAGGGGTAACTTCTTCCACAGCAGGCGAAGCTCTTATCCTTGACCAAACCACACCCCAAACAATCGTAAACGGCATTCCTTTCCTCGACCAAGAATATGATGCTTTCTCAGACTTAAAACAATTCGTCAACAAAGGTTATGTAGATTGGGCAGTAACAGCCATTGGAGCGGCCTATTACATGACCGACGATACCGATGGCGATACGGGTTACAAGATTTGCTCTCTTACTCCCTCGGCTGGCTCAGAAACATATGTCGAGGCATCAGGGGTGACCGATGGCCAGCTTCTTGGAACATGGATCTCAGATGTCGGAGAGGCACCAGCGAAACTACTTCGGGGTATATATGACTGGTTTATCTTTGCTGAAAAAGTGTCAGGCACAAAAACCTTGCGGCTTTACTGGGAGCTTTATGAAAGAAAAACCGATACTTCAACAGGCGTAAAAACAAGCCACATAGTGCCTCTGGTTTTGGACTCAGATTATACTCCCGATACAGGCAGTCGGATAGTCGGAAAATTCTATGCCTCGGTGACAGGGAGTGGCAATGACCCAACAGTGAGACTTTACTACCAGGGTATTTCGGGAAGTCGTTGGGAAATCCCCACAAGCACCGAGGTATTGAATAATATCTATATCAAGCGAGACGAGATTGGCATAGATGACGATGATATTCTCCAAGTTGACCAAGCCTCGGGGCTTACTGCGGGCAATCTTGTCCGAGCAACATCTTCGGGGCTAGAAAGCCGGACGGATGCCGAGATTCTGGCTCAGCTTTCAGGGAAGGCGAGTTCGGCTTTTGATTGGAATGGGCAGAATTTAACAGGTGTTGATGATATTATCCAAAATGATATAGGTTTTTATTTTATTCCATCTTGGTTTATAAAAAGGGGACTTACTTACATTCCATTTATTTTACCAAATTCAGATGGATGGACTATTTCCACATCGGGGTCTGCGGTAGTTTCAGTTGAGTTCAAGATTGATATGCATACCGGGACAACTACAGATAGTATAGCACGAATATATTCTGGGGGTTTTGCAAGGGGTTTTATTTCTGGAATTACAGATAGGTATTTTTCAGTGATTGCCCAAAGCGGTGCATCTGGCTTGGGGGATGCTATTCTTTTTTTGGGGATATCTAATTCATCCTCGACTATTACAGATACCACTCGAATGATTGGATTTAAGGTAAGTGGGGGAACAATCTATGCTCATGTGGCAGACGGAACAAATTCAACGAATGTTTCGACGGGGGTAACTTGGACGGATGCGTGGAGACATCATAGTCTGAGTTTTGTCCTCGATGACACCGAAATAAAATTTTATATAGATGGTTCTTTGGAGGCTACAATTTCTACCAATTTACCAACCGATATGTATAATGGAAGGATTGTTTATCAGATTCAGAATAAAGTGGCAACAAATAAAAATATTGTTATTAGGTCAGCTTGGCTAATAACTTAGCAAGTAGAGGAGTAATGAAATGACCCAGAAAATAAAACTCATGGAGAGCCAGAGAGAGCTTCTGAGGCTGAAAAGGCTAATAGTACAAAATGCAGTCCGATTGGCTGAGCAAAAGCAGGCGGAGCTTCAGCGGGCGATTGAGACTGTGGCTTTGGAGCTGGGGATTGACATAGAAAAAGAGACTTGGCGACTCTCGAAAGATGGAGAGTATTTTGAGAAGGTGGAATAACCCCCAAAACAAAAAGCCACCCAAAAGGAAGAAAAATGATTAGAAAAATCTTAAAATTTATCTTCGACAAAATTATACAAATCTGGAAAATATTATTAAAAAAGAAATATTCTACAGATTCATATAAAGAAGAAAAACCCAAACCAAAGCCAAAACCAAAAAAGAAATATACCAAGACGATTTTCCCTTACAAAGATTTCATGGTTGGGTATGTGCCCTGGGATTTACATGGTTTTGTAATTCCCTTCAAAGATGGCTCGAGCTGGAATTTCAAAAATTTTGATAATGCGGCTGAACTTCTGGCAAAGCACGGCATCAACGCTATTCGCCTTTTTGCGTATTGCTTGGAAGACAAAAACTGTTTTGTATCCCTTTTTCACCCTCTACCCAAACACAAGGGAAAATTTATTTTCAAATATAACAGCCAGGGGATTCTTGAGCTGAATTGAAATGCACCACCGCCTCGATTGTTTTCACAAGAGAGATATCAAGACGATAATTTGCCTGGCCTCTGGAATCAAAAGTCCTCGCTACAAATGGACGATGTGGAGTCGAAATTATTTGAATTTATCGGATGATTACAGACGATTTTTTACAAGTCAAACTGTTCGGACGATTTTCAAAGACTACGTCCGAGCCATAGTGAAAGAATTCGATAATCCCCGTGTTATCTGGGAAGTTATTAATGAGCCGCAAGGGGTAAATCCCAATATTCTAGATAGCTGGCTAATTGATATTATTAATTTTATGACCAAAGACCTGCGGCTTCCTCAAAAACGGATTATGATTGAACATATTGATAGCTCTATTGTGTTAAAATGGCTGAAGCGATGGAAAAAAGTTTTGTATTCTCGACATGCGGTAAATACCGTCTGGGCATTTACTCGTTTTCACCAAAAAGGATGTGAGTTTCAAAAATATTTTTACGGACCTTATGGACGGCGGATCATCTCTGATTCAGATGGGGCCTCAACCTGGGATGAAAGGCTAATCGGCCGGGGCCTGCGCGGATATTCCTGGAATCCCAATTTTTCAAGGCCAGCTAGCTGGGATATGATGAGTGGACTTATAACTGACTATGTGGCTGGCGGTGGTGGCTGGATTATTATGTCCGCCGGTGCATGGGCAAGGAAAACCGATGTCCCTAATATGAGTTTCTGGAAACATTGTGCTATTGAAGGAATTACTCGAGAAGAAGCTCGAAAATTTGGAGTTGATTATAAATTGAATAAATTACCCGAGCTTAAAGCCATCAAAATGGCGGTTGAGAAAATAATGGAGGGATAAAAAAAATCCCCGGGAATCAAAAGACCCCGGGGATAAAAAAATAGGGCTAGGGAATTCGAATTTGTCTCAGGTAATCCTCAATCAATCGCATCGCCATTTTGGAGGGTTTTGAGGACTCTTCTTTCAACCATCGAAATAATGTCCTATACGAAATACCCGCCTTTCTCGCCATTTCTTCATAGGTGAGATTCAGTCTTTCCTTCAAAAACCTCAAACAATATAGATAGTAACCCCACCTTTCTGACTCCTCTACCCAATTTTGGGCGAAATCTACAAAATCATTAGGGAGATAACTATCCCAACGCCAACTTTCCTTTCCTTCTTCTTCAGCACCCCTCACAATCCAGTTGTTCCTTATAGGATTGGTTTGGATACTTTACCAGCCACTCCACAAAAAGATCAGCCGGTAATGGCCATGTAGATTGAGCCATGTTCCCGATGGCATCCCTGAGGTTTTCCCTGAGAGTTTCAAGAGATATTCTTCTTCTCATTATAACCTCTATTGCCACTTGCTGTAAGTCCCTGGACCTTCCTCGTTATCGCCAATACAGTTCTCGTTATTACACTCTCTCAGCTCCACATAGTATTTATTGTCTTCCAGCAGATCCTTCTTCTCCTTTTCGAGCCTCTTTTTCGCTCTCTTGGCCTCTTTTTTTGACCAAAAAATGTAATCTTCTAATTCAGTTTCGCTGGGGGGATCATCTTCCCAATAGCAGAAAATAACGTGGTAATGTCCATACTCTCTCCATTGCTTTTCTTTTTCTTCGCCGTAAAAAACTAAGCCTTCTGCCTCCATACCCCTAAAAACTTCTGGAAAAATTTTCCTTGCCAAGAATTTCCGAAGTTTCCAGGTTTTTCTCATCATTGTAAAACCTCCTTAAATTTTTTTTGGCCTGTCTCATCAGTCCCCAGGAGGCCACCCTGGAGAGATACCCAGCCATTTATGACCGGGTATTTCGACCAAATAACCGCCACCAGAAGTGAAGAGCGTCTTCTCTATAATGGAAAGTATGTACTAAAAAACGACTTCCAAATTCTCCGGGTCCCAAATATTCTAAAACCAGATATTCATCATTCAATTTTACTAATTCATTTTTGCCTTGTTTTTTTATTTTGATCATCATCTCAGCTCCTCCACAAGAGAGGCAGGGAAGAAAACCTTTACTCCCTGCCGAGTTTCCTCGACGGGGAGTTCTACCTCTCGCTCCATCGCCCTCTCAAAAAGAGACCCTCATAGTCTCGAACCTGAGGGTCGATGGAGATGATAGCCTTCCGCCCTGGCCAGCGGGTGCTGTCGAGAGCGGGGTCGCCGTCTCGGAGCTTCCACCACCGAGCGACGATGTAGCCGTCACCAATTTTCTCGATGGCGGATTTGGGGGCCCAGAACTCCTCGTCTTTCCTGGAGTAGAACAGCCCACCCCAAGAATCCCGAGAAGTCCCCTCGAAACGAAGAAGGTAAGCCTTCTCCGTCTCCCGGACCACCGAGAAAGACCCTAAGATGATTTGTTTCTTTTCTCTCATTTTTTTCTCCTTTCTTTTTTCTCTCATCTTTCTATATATAATATACGCCAAAATATGCCGTTTGTCAAGTATTTTTTTAAAAAAATTTGAAATTTTTTGAAATTTTTTTTAAATTTTTTGAAATTCTGCACAAACAATGTGCAATTTCATTAGTTTTTTCGCCAGAAATTAGAATCCTCTTTATTATTTGATGGGTTCTTTGTTTTATATTCTATTAAATTCCCTGATTTCTTTTTAACTCATGAAGTTTCAAATGTTTTAAATTCTTTTTTAAAAACGGGCTTGACAAGCCGCAAGATTTTTCTTATATTAATATTGCAATGAAAATTTTAGGCGTCTTCAAGAAAATCAATCAACCAAAGACCCTTGAGGAATTTATGACTATTCATAGGTTCAAAACCCAAAGAGATTTAGCTCGTTTTCTAGGAATATCTGAATCTTATATTTCTCTCTTTCTAAATGGAAAATATCGTTTTGGAAAAAAGATAGCCAGAAAAATTAACAAGAAAACAGGCATTCCCCTGGAGAATCTTCTTTTTTAGGAGGAAAAATAAAAAGAAAATCTATTGACGTTTTTTACGCTGAGGATTGGTGTCCGTACTGTGGGAAAAGGGTCCTTTATATTGAATCTCCCGATCCAGAATTTATCCAGGCTCTGGATATCGGGACCACCTATGGGACATTCCTCATTTCTGGTTGTATACATCTCAGCCATTACAATTTCAAAAAAGGCTGGTTTGTATTTCAAAATTTAGAAAAGGAGGTCTAACATGACTAATGCCAGGGAAAAAATCACAAAGGAAGAAGCTCAGGGAGAAATCATTGAAGTTGCTGAGCAGAACGGCGGAATAGTAAACATCCCTGCCGTAAAACTCGACTCCCGACAGATTGAGGAAGAAATCCAGCAACTTGAGAAAAATATCGAACTATTTAACAGGGTCAAAATTGTTTCCCTGAAGCTCACCAAAGAGGAGGATTGGATTAATCAGGATGGAAACCCGTATCTCATGGATCGAGGAGCTGAAAACATTGCTATTGCCTGGGGGGTGGATATTACTGATGTTCGGGTGAAACAGGAATGGTACGAAGATATGAAGGGTCGCTATTTTGGTTTTATCGCCACCGGAAGGGCCCATTCAAAGAAGCTGAATCGAACAGTTGAAGATGTCGGGGTTTGCACACAGAGAGATAAACTTTTCGCGCGGAAAGACGGCAAGTTCATTCCAATTGAAGAAGTTGATGTGGCGAATATTCGAAGGAAGGCGGTCACGAATCTTCATAATCGTCTCATTAAGCGACTGGTTGGGCTCATGTCGGTTACTTTCGATGACCTGAAAAAAGCCGGGCTAAATACATCCAGAATCCAGAAAATCGAATACAAAACCGCAAAAAAGAAGACTGAGAGGGCCCTTAGTCCTCAAGCTCTTGAACTTCGAGAGAAAATCTGGAAGATGCTTATGGATTTAGCTCTTGGAGATGAAGCTCAAGCTCTTGCACTTCTTGAGGAATACTCAAAAGTTACTACCACTAAAAACGGAAAAGAAAAAACCTATTATGCTAAGTCGCTTGAAGATTTGAAATCTGAAAAATGGATTCAAGTCACATATGGAAAAATCAAGAAAGCATGGGAAATAGAAGTAGGGATTGAACCCGAGGAAGAAGAAAAATCCCTTTTTGAGGAGAGTGAGAAATGAATAAACAAGAAGCCATAAAAGAAGCAAAAGAAAGGCATGAGAAAACATTAAAAAGAATAGAGCTAGCCGCACAAGTTGATGAAAAATTGAAGCAAATATTACCAGAAGGGTGGAAAACAGGTTATGTTCTTGAATGGGATGGATATTTGATTTCTAAATTTGATGATGAAAAATCAATGGGTGATTTAGAGTTTCGAGTTATCAGTTCCTTTTTAGAAAAAATCCTAGGAAAAGAAAATGTAAAAAGAAAACCATGGGTTGTTGGTGATGTTGTCTTTTGTCTTCTTACAGAAGCAACTTATCAAAAAGATGGAATTACACTTCCTATTGAAGTTCGATTATTTCAACCGAAAAGTTGTAAGATTGAATATAAGGAAGTCACAAAAAAAGAGGCTATTGTTGATCCGGCTTGTTTAGGAATTCAAGAGGAGGCATTAGAATGATAAATATTGTCGAAGCGGTGGATAAAGTCTACCGGCGAAAGATAAAGCAATATCCTCATCCTTCGAATCGAGCCAGCGAGGCGGGCCATCCTTGTGTTCGATTCCTCGTCCTCTCTCGACTTCATCCAGAGCTGAAAGAACTCCATGATGTTTTACTTCAGCGGATATTCGAAGAGGGAAACCTTCATGAAGAAGCAGTTCTTCAGAAACTTCGAGAGGCGGGATATACCCTCGTTGAACAACAGCGACCTTTTGAATGGAAAAAATTTCAGCTCTCTGGCCACATAGACGCTAAAATTCGAATCGAGCAAGATGGGAAACCACTTTTTATCCCTCTTGAAATTAAATCTTGCTCCCCAAATGTATTTCAAGCCATCAAAAAAATTTCTCCTGAAGAAATGCTGAAATCCAAATATATCTGGGTGAGAAGATATCCCGCTCAGATTCTCCTATACATGCTCATGGATGGGAAAGAAGAAGGGATTATAATCTTCAAAAACAAAGCTACCGGAGAACTCTGCCAGAAGAATTTCCGCCTCACCGACGAAAATCTGGAATATACGGAATCTATCCTTCAGAAACTTGAAAAAGTGAATGATTATGTGGCCAGAAATGAACTTCCACCGGTTGAACCTTGCGAAGAATGTAAAAGATGCGGATTTGCCCGGACCTCGTGTTTCCCAGATAAAGATTTTGGCGAAGGTTTTGATCTGCTCAGCAATGAAGAACTCGAAGCAAAACTCACTCGCTGGGAAGAATTGCGACCTGTGGCCAAAGAATTCCAGGAACTTGACAAGGAAATAAAAGAAGAACTGAAAGGTAAAAATACAATCATCGGTGATTGGAAAATTGAGACAAAAGAATACGAGCGGACCCATTACAATATTCCTGATGAAATCAAAAAGAAATATGTTGAAAAGAAGCCATATTTTGTGGTAAAGATAGAAAGGATAGGAAAATGAAAAGAAAGACAAGAAAGTTTTATGATTGATCATGCTATTTTCGATGAAATTGCGGTTTGTCTTAGTTGCGGCGATGAATATCCAATCTGGGTAAAGCTCCGCCATCAGCAGGCCGTAAAAGGAGAGGAGAGGATTTTCAAATGAATTTCAGGGGAGAGGGGAATCTGTTTTCTGATATTTTCCTCTCTCCCCTGTCTTTTTTAAGAATCAAAACATCAAAAGAAGAAATTGAGATTTTTCGAATTGATTTTGGCAGGGATTTGCGAGGAAAAATCCGTCCATTTTTTGTCCATGCATATGATTCTAATGGGATATATTGCTGTCTTCGATTTGAAGATATTGAGGGAGACGAGAGAGAAATGAAGGAATTGATAAAAAATTTTTATCCCAAATCAAGGAGAGAAAAATAAAAATGGCACGATATAGGCGAGTTTTAACAAATATTTGGGTATGTGACGATAAATTTCAAAATTATTCAACAGAAGGTAAATTGCTCTTTCTTTATCTGATAACAAATGAACATATAAATGAATCCGGTATTTACAAAATTACCTATAAAACAATCGCCAACGAAACAGACATTCCAAAGGAAAGAGTTGCTGAACTCATTAAAGATGAACTCTCAAATAATGTTTCATATGATGAAGAAAATAATGTTATTTTTGTCCATAAATTTTTAAAATTCAATGGTGGCGGAAATCCAAAACTACTCAAAAAATCAATAGAGAAAGATAAAGTAATAATTAAGACAACCCTTTGGAAAGAGTTTAATAAATATTATGCAAAGGATTTGAAACCGTTGGACAATAGTTTAGAAACTGTTTCAAAACCGTTGGACAATAGTTTAGAAACTGTTTCAAAACCGTTGGACAATAGTTTAGAAACTGTTTCCCAACATACAGTTAGAAATAGAAATAGAGATCTTAGCATTAGATCTAGTAATATTAATAATAATATAGATCGTGGCATCTATGATAGTAATAGTAACAATGATCTAGGCGTTAAACCTAGTATTAATAGTAAATATATAGATAGTGGCGTTAAATATACTATTGCTCCGAATCGTAAAAACGATTCGAAGCCGTCCTCAAAACCGCCTAAAATAACTTTCAATTTTGAGACTAAAAAATGGGAGAATATAACTTCAGATGATATTCAAGTTTGGAAAGATGCTTATCCTGCTTGTGATGTGAAAGCTGAACTCAGAAAAATGAGGGCCTGGCTTTTGGCAAATCCAGATAAAAGAAAGAAAAACTACAAGCGATTTATCATCAATTGGCTATCTCGACAGCAGGATCGGGGTGGAACGAAAAGGGGAAGCAAATCGGACGTCCGACCGTGGGAAGAAATACAGGCTGAACTCGAAAAAGACATGATAGGAAAGTGATATGGACAAAGAAAAATTAATCTTCTCAATGATTTTCCATTATCCCTATTTATTTCCCGTTTTGAAGGCTAATTACACGGAAGATTTATTCAGTCGAAAAAGATACCAAGCTCTTTTTTTGAAAATGAAGGAGCTTTACGAGAAAGAGGGACGAATAGATTTGCTCAAACTTTATGAAAAAAGCAAAGTATTTATCTCAGGCTCGGAGCTGGCTGAATTTGTGGCCTCGGATTGGGTAAAAGGGATTCCCGCGAATTCACAAGAGAGGGAATTTTTAGATTTAATCGCAGAAATAAAAAAAGAAAAAACACATCGGAAATTAATAAGCGAGATATCGGCGATAGCCAGAGGTAAACCGGTAGATTGGGAAGCCATTTCAGCAATCGTTGAAAAGGCCAGGGTCGTTGAAAGAGAGAGGGAGAGAGGAGATTTCAAGCTGGCATTTGAGAAATTTCTGGATTGGATTTCTCAAAGAGCCACCGCCGGGATAACTATTGGATTTCCTTCTCTTGATCGCTGGGTCCATAGTTACAATTTTGGTGAGCTTCTTTCTGTTCTCGGGCGGCCCACGACCGGAAAGACTTTTTTTGCTCTTCATGTAATTTACCATCTTGCTGGGAATACAAATGTTCCTGTCGGATTTTTTAGTCTCGAAATGACAAAAGAGGCACTTGTA